AGAGATGTACCTTGAAGACGCTGATGGATTTCAGGGTGACGCTGAAATGCGGCGGTTTGGTCTAGAGATCAACGACAGTGCCACTTTCATTGTGTCACGAAAGCGATTCATGGATGTCATGGGACACAACGAGGAGATCCGAAAGATTGGTCGCCCCCGTGAAGGCGATCTCATATTTTTTGATTTTCCGTACACCATGTTTGAGATCAAGTTTGTGAAACACGACAATCCATTCTATCCATTGGGTGACCGCTATTCCTTCAAGTTGGTATGCGAGCAGTTCAAGTACTCCAGCGAAAAGATAGACACAGGCGAAACCGAGATGGACAGTATTATGCAGATTTCTTCAGACTACCTGCTTGGCATAACTCTTGGAAACGGAAGTGGTTCGTATCTTCGTGGAGAAGAGGTCTACACGGGTCTGTCCACAAACAGGAAGGCATTTGGTGCAGTCAATACCTTTACCGATCCTCTTGTTGGATCTAGTTTTGTCTATGTTAACCACCAAGAAGGCAAATTTGAAGTTGGTGATATTCTTGTTGGCAAGAGCAGCGGAATAACATATCCTATCGCGGGAGTATACACCACAACCATTCGTGTCACACACAAGGAACAGCAGGACAACGAAGAACTTGATCTTGAGACACAGCGCGACGAGATATTTGACTTTACCGAAAAGGATCCGTTCTCTGAGGGCAACTACTAATGTTTACCCCTTTCTACAACGGATCCATACGGCGCATGGTTGTGGCATTTGGTTCTCTTTTCAATCAAATCTACATTGATCGTGCAGAGAGTAGTGGAACAAAGCGAATGCTTGTTCCCATAGCATATGCACCAAAGGAAAAATATAAGGTTCGTTTAGCAGGCGATCCACTGCTGTCAAATCCAAACGAGATTGTGCTGCCCCGTATGGCATTTGAGATCACTGGATACGCATATGATTCTGTAAGAAAGCGCAACAGCACCAGCCGATTCCTGCTCCGCGATCCTAACGCAACAAGCACCAAGGGGGTTGACTATACCTTTGCGGAGGTTCCGTACAATATTGATTTTGGTCTGTACCTGTATGTGCGGAACATGGAGGACGGATTGCGGGTGGTGGAGCAGATACTCCCCCAATTCTCTCCTGAATTTGTGGTAACGGTAAACTTTGATGATCTGCACCGAAAGATTGATGTTCCCATTTTCCTTAATTCGGTTTCATCAGAAGAAGATTATGAGGGAGATTTCAACACACGCCGCAGCATCATATTTACGCTTAACTTCACCATGAAGACGTATCTTTTCGGCAACAAGAGAAATTACAATGAAATAAGAACTGTTCAGGCATCTCTTCTTGACGGCAGAATTTTTGACGATGATCCAATCAGTGGTTTGACTTACACGCCAGGCGGAAACAATACGGTGTTTGCTCGGGATATCATTGGCATATCAGGTCCAAGTGGTGCAAGTTCAGGAATTAACAACTATGATTCATATGCAAAGATTTACGAGAGTCAATCTGGCGGTGGTTCAACATACGCAGCAGGTATGGCAAGTGGAGGCGTAACCGTAGATTGGGATATTTGAGGAGTAGACTATGAGTGAATACGACAGCATTGATGCGGCACTTGGAGCCGAATCACCACAACCGATAGTAAAGGCAGAGCCGCAACTCCCCGTAAAGGTGGACGCGCTGCCACTCACAGATGAGAAGTTGGAGAAGGATCTCAAATTAGACTACGATACTGTCCGCTCAAACCTGAAGGACTTGGTGCAGGCAGGGCAGGAGGCACTGAACGGGGTCATAGCGGTGGCACAGGAGGGCGACTCGCCCCGCGCATACGAAGTTGTCGCGCAGATGATCAAGACCCTTTCGGAAACCAATCGCGACCTGTTAGACATACACAACAAGATCAAGACTATCCGCAAGGTTGAGAACAACACCAACAACGTGACCAACACCACAAACTCCATCTATGTCGGTTCAACCAAGGAGTTGCAGGACATCATTAATGCCTCTCGTTCCACCACGAAGGCATTTGCAAACCGTCCTGATGTGCTTGAGCGTATACAGGATGACAAGCAGAATGTCGAATAAGAGCCAAAAGTATCTCGGTAACTCCAACCTCAAGGCAGCAGGCGTAAGCGTAAACTTCACGCCCGAGCAGATTGAGGAATACATTAAGTGTTCCCAAGATCCCCTGTATTTTGTCAAAAACTATGTGAAGATCGTGTCGCTTGACAAGGGTTTGGTTCCCTTTGAACTGTATGACTACCAAGAGGACATGATTCGTGCAATTCACGAAAACCGTTTCGTGATCGGAAAAATGCCCCGTCAGACAGGCAAGTCAACAACAGTTATTTCTTACCTGCTCCACTATATCCTGTTCAATCAGGACATGAGTGTGGCAATTCTCGCAAACAAGTTGAGCACAGCACGGGAACTCCTGAACCGCCTGAAGATGGCATACGAATACCTGCCCATGTGGTTGCAGCAGGGCGTTGTGGAGTGGAACAAGGGATCCATTGTGCTTGAGAACGGCTCAAAGATTCTTGCATCTGCAACATCATCTTCTGCTGTGCGTGGTGGTTCATACAACTTCATATTCCTTGACGAGTTTGCCTACGTTCCGCAAAACGTGGCAGAGGAGTTCTTCTCGTCCGTATACCCCACCATCACCAGCGGTAAGACCACAAAGGTCACCATCATCTCCACACCCAAGGGCTTGAATATGTTCTACCGCCTGTGGGTGAATGCCAACAAGAAGCCTGGTGAAGACGGCAAGAACGAGTATTTCCCCATTGAAGTCCACTGGAGTGCGGTTCCTGGGCGTGACGAGAAGTGGAAACAGCAGACGATTGCGAACACTTCAGAGCAGCAGTTCCGCACGGAATTTGAAACAGAGTTTCTGGGTTCGGTCAATACCCTCATACACCCAGAGAAACTAAAGTGCATGGTCTACCGCACTCCCATATTTAAAAATGACGAGGGGTTGCGTGTATACGAAAAGCCCATGCCTGAACACAAGTATGTGGTTGTGGTGGACACTGCACGGGGTCAGGGGTTGGACTACCACGCATTCACGGTGATTGATGTCACAGCATTCCCGTATCGGATGGTGGCAGCGTTCCGCAACAACACCATTGCCCCCATGCTTTACCCTAATGCCATCTATCCTGTATGCAAGCAATACAACAATGCGTATGTTCTGATAGAGGTAAACGATATTGGCGGTCAGGTAGCGGACATTCTCCATGATGACATGGAATACGACAACCTGCTCTATGTGTCCATGCAGGGGCGTAAAGGGCAGGTGGTGAACGGCGGATTTGCTGGCAGGGGCGGATCTGCAAAGGGCGTAAAGACATCCACGGCAGTAAAGCGGATTGGGTGCTCTATTCTGAAGAATCTCATAGAAGACACCAAGTTGGTGGTGGAAGACTTTGACACGGTGGACGAGTTCTGCTCCTTTGTGGCACGGGGCGACTCATATGAAGCGGAGGACAACCACAACGATGACCTTGTAATGACCCTTGTGCTGTTCTCTTGGCTCACCACACAGGCATATTTTAAAAGCATCACGGGGAGCGATATCCGAAAAGACCTGTATGAGGACCAAATGAAGACCCTGGAGGAGGAGATGACCCCATTCGGATTTGTGAACGATGGAAGCCCAGAAACCACGTTTACAGACGAACGCGGCACGGCGTGGCGGGTTCAGGGGGGTGCGGTAGAGGATTCTGGATGGATTTTCTGAGAGTTCCAAAATAATACATACACCTAGAAGAGCATTCACCAGATATTGACTTCTTGACGAAGGAGAACCCACAATGGCATTCAGAGTAAGCCCAGGCGTAAGCATCAAGGAAATTGACCTGACCACAATCGTTCCTGCCGTAGCAACCACCCCAGGTGGATACGCAGGATACTTCCATTGGGGTCCAACAGACGAAATCGTTACAATCACCCAGCAGACCGAATTGGCTAACGTTTTCGGTAAGCCACAGAACGACAACTACACCGATTTCTTCACAGTTGGTAACTTCTTGGGTTACGGCAACAATATGCAGGTTGTGCGTGTTGTTAATTCTGGAGCACTGAATGCTGCAAGCACCAAAGGATATGCTGCATCTCCAACAGGAAAACTAATCAAGAATGAGACAGATTTTCTTGCAGGAGTCACCAATGGCGACAACAGTATTGTGTTTGCCGCAAAATATCCTGGTATTCTAGGAAACTCCCTAAAGGTGGTTGCTGTTTCGGGTTCAGGAATTCAAAGTGGTCTGACGCTTGCAGCAGGTGCTTGTCTTGGACACACCTCTATCAGACTTACAGTTCCATCAGATAAATATGTGTATCTTAGTGTTGGTGACGAAGTAATTTTCCACGATGGAACACAGGCAACAGTTTCTGGTGTGGCAACTAGTGCCACTGCTAGAAGTGCAACCGCAGGAGACTTCTTTGGAGTTTGTGGAGCACCTGGAATTACATTAACACTGTCAACTCCACTGACCTCAAACTATTCAACCGGATACACTTTGGGGATCAAGAGCGTATACGCAAAGTATGTTACTACAACTGCAACAACAACTCAGTATGCTACAGATGTTGGTGGTAGCAATGATTTGGTGACTATCTTGGTATTGGACAAGAACGGACAGTGGACAGGCACAGAAAACACACTTCTTGAGAAGTTTGAGGGAACGTCCCGAGCATTTGATGCCAAGGCATTTGATGGCAGCAGCAACTACTACAAGACAGTTGTAAACGATCAGTCTGCATATGTTTGGGCATTGTCACACAATCTCAACACCAACGGACTCAGTGCTGCAACATCTACATTTGCCGACATTGGAGTAACCTTGGATTCCACTTCTGCTGTTGGTTTTAAGGTAAGTGCTTTCCACTTGGGAGGAGGAACTGCTTCGGCTCCAAACGATTCAGAGCGTTGGGCTAGTGGTTGGAGCAAGTTCCAAGACGCTGATGCAGTTGATGTATCACTTCTTCCTCTTGGATCCGCGTCAAACAATCTTGCCCGTCTAGTTGTACAGAACGTGTGTGAGAAGCGTCTTGACTGCATGGCATTTGTGTCTCCTGGTCAAACAGATGTGGAAAATAAACTTCCATACGAAGCACTCAACAGCATCAAGACTTTCCGCGACACTCTCAACATTAACTCGTCATATGCAGTTATAGACAGTGGTTGGAAATACCAACTTGATACCTACAACAACCTTATTCGCGTAATGCCTCTTAATCCAGACATTGCAGGATTGGTTGCCCGTACAGAGTTCACCAACGAGGCGTGGTTCTCTCCTGCTGGATTCAATCGCGGACAGATCAAGGGTGTCGTCAAGTTGGCTTACAACCCAACAAGCGAGGCTCACCGCGACGAACTGTACACCCGTCAGGTAAACCCTGTAGTGTCGTTCCCTGGTGAGGGCGTAATCCTGTTCGGTGACAAGACCTCACAGACTCGCCCAAGCGCATTTGATCGCATCAATGTGCGTCGCCTGTTTATTGTGCTAGAGAAGGCAATTGCCACGGCATCCAAGTTCTTCCTCTTTGAGCAGAACGATGCATTTACCCGTGCTCAGTTCAAGAATCTAGTAACCCCGTTCCTCAAGACCGTCCAGCAGCGTCGTGGCATCACCGACTTCAAGGTGGTTTGCGACGAGACTAACAATACGGGTGAGATAATTGACCGTAACGAGTTTGTTGCAGACATCTTTATCAAGCCTACTCGTAGTATTAACTTCATCTCGCTAAACTTCATTGCCACTAAGACTGGCGTAAGTTTCAGCGAAGTCGGCGGCTGATCGTCTAAATAACTCTAAGGAGTAACTAATGCCTGTAGATCCTACAAACAATATTTCTGGTTTCGTAAATGCCTTTGCAGGCGGTGGCGTTCGCACAAACCTGTTCATGGTCACGGGAAATATTCCGGGCTATGCCAACAACCGTGCGATCTCGTTCCTCTGCAAGGCAGCGCAGATTCCTGCGTCGTCATTGGGAACCATTGAGGTTCCGTATCGCGGTCGCCGCATCAAGTTGCCTGGAGATCGCACATTCCAGGATTGGACCATTACTGTCATGTCTGACGCAAACATGAGCCTACGCTCTGCATTTGAGTATTGGAGCGCAATCTTCAATTCAAACGTCAGTAACATTAGCACCAACAATTTCATGCAGTTCATGCCCACATGGTCGGTCACCCAACTCCTACGCGATGGCGAAGCACTCCGCACCTACAACTTTGTTGGGTGCTTCCCCAGTGAAGTAGGGGCAATTGACCTGTCCTACGAGAACAACGATCAGATTGCAGAGTTCCCTGTAACCATCAACTACTCTTGGTGGGAGGCAGCGGCAGGTGCAGCCGTTCCTGCAACTGGAACTGGAGCAGAGAACATCCAGTCGCTACTACAGCAGGCAGGTATAAATATCGGCAGCGGCTTCTGATCTTCTTTTTGACGGGATTTTTTATTCATGGCAATCAATCTATTCGGTTTCAGCATCTCTAAAAAAGGGACTTCAGAGGAGGAGACTCCAAAGAAGTCCCTTTCTTTCGTTCCGCCCGACTACGATGACGGTGCAGTACCCATTGAAGTAGGTGGGTATTTCGGCACAAGCATTGATTTTGACGGCACAATCAAGTCAGACATTGACCTTATCAAGAAGTATCGGGACATGGCACTACATCCCGAAACGGAGTCTGCTATTGCGGACATCTGCAATGAGGCAATTGTCTATGATGAGAATCTGCAAACAGTAAAGATTGACACCACTTCCATCAAGCAGCCAAAAACCATCAAGGACAAGGTTGAGGCAGAGTTTGAGGAAGTTCTGCAACTACTGAATTTTTCCCGTCGCGGCTACGAGATCTTCCGCAAGTGGTATGTGGACAGTCGCCTGTACTACCATATCATTATTGACGAGAAGAACAAGAAGAAGGGCATTCAGGAGTTGCGCCCAATTGATCCCACAAAGATCCGTAAGATCCGCAAGATCAACAAGAAGCCCATGCAGAACAATGCTCCCGCAGGTGTTCAGGTGGTTACTTCCGTTGAGGAGT